CAATACGTCCGGAGCCGTGCTGTAGGTCGTGCTTGTGACGATTGCGCCGGTCGTCGGGTTAACCTGCACAAAGCCGATGATCATGCGGTTATTCGCAATGCGCTGGCTGGCCGTAATCTGGTATCGTAAATCAACCGGCATCGAAAACGTCGCGCGAGACAAGATGATTGTCTTCTGGTTGATCGTCGTGCCACTGGCGATGTTGAGATAAGGAGCCGAGCCCGCAGCCGCGCCGCCCAGTGGGCCGGAAATCGTCATGCCCGTGCCGGTTTGCACAACCTCCCATGAGTTTGTCGTGTCGAATTCGTGGAAGTTGTCAAAAAACCTTTCTCGCGCCGTGCCCGTCAGCACTGCGCCCGAAGGCGTCATGCCCCCAGGAACATACACCGGCAACGGGTTGGCACCGCTCACGTCGCCATCGTTGACGCCATCCGCGCCAATCGTCACTTTCGTGCGCGGGTAGTTCACGCCGCCGATGTCATCGGTAGCGAATACGTCCGTGCCGGTGCCCGTGTTGGCTAGTGCCGTGATATTATCAGCCATCAGTCAACGTCCACTTTGAGCTCACCGATGGGGAACGTTTGCGTGGCGTTGGAGCTTGTCGTGATTGAAATCGAAGCGGTCAACGCGCCCTTGAACAGCAAGTTGCCAGCGCCAGAAGCCGCCGTCCCGACGCCGAAATGCGTAATCGTGGCAGAACCGGCAGTGCAAGGCCCGAATGCAACAGCCGCCGCGTTCGATACGTTGTTGCCGGATACTGTCCAGCCGGACGCAGATCGAACGACGGCCTGTCTGGCGTAGCCAGTGTAAGAAACCTCGCTGGTATTTTGCGCGCCTGCCTCGCCGGGGTCAGCCGTATGCAATGACACATGAAGCGAGCCCGCCGTAGCAGATGCGGGCAAGCCCGTTGCGTCGCCAATGTTGGCGATGGCAGCATTCTGAAAAATATGCTGAAGCAGGCTGGTTTCAAATGCGTTTGTTGCGCTCATCAGATAGCCTCATCTGTAATTTCGTATTGCTGGCCCTTCGATCCCATCACCGTCTTCCGGCGAGGCCCGCCAAGCCTTTCAACGGCAGCCGTCAAGGCCTGCACAGCCTGAGCCATGGCTTGCGACTGGTCTGCCATTACCTGGGCCTGATCTGTCGCCATCTGCGACAGCGCATCAGCGGCCTTCTGCATCACGCCTTCACCATCCAAGCTGTTTTGCGTCATGGTCCTGGCGTGCGCCTCGCGATCCGCCTCACCCTGTTCACGCTTGAAGTCCATTTCCGCTTGATGGCGCTGGCCCTCAATCTCGGTCTTGGTTTTCGCTTCCATTTGGCGAGCGGCCATATCCTCGCGCTTCAAGATGACTTCCTGAGCGTGCTTTTCTTGGTCAAACTGCATTTGCTGGGCGTGGCGCTGCTTTTCAAATGCAAGCTTTTGTTCGCTTTCAGCGCGCTTCAATTCAATCTCGGCCTTTTTAAGCTCAACTGCCGGGTCAGGCGGCGGCTCTTGCGGCTGCGCGGCCTGCTCAGCCATCGCCTCGATTTGCTCGCCAAGCTCATCAAGCGAGGCTTCAAGCGGCCTGCCAGCACGGAAACCACCCGCCGCGAATTTCATCACCTCAACCACGAATTTGCCAAGCATCGGGGCCTGCATCACAAGCGGAGCCGCCTGCTGGAACAAGCCGCCCACGCTGGTCACAAACTCAATGCGGCGCTGCTTCTCTGCGTCTTCATCGGGCTGGATCGTGCTATCGGTCTCGATCTCAATCACAAAGCCGCGAGCACGATCATTGCGAAGGAAGGCCACCACCTCCTCGAACGATGGCCGCTTCAGAATGCTGGCAACCTCTTTCGGGAGGGGCTGCTGCATCTGCTGAGCCTGAGCCGCGAGCATTTCCGCTTGCTGCTTCTGTTGAGCATTGGGCAGCGTCACCTGGGCCATTTCAAGCAGGGTTTCCGGCTCAAAATGCTCGGCAATGATCTCGCCTGTAATGCGAGTCATATCCCGCGCAAGACGCGCAATTTCCGCCTGTCGTTCGCGAATGCGCATGGAGCCCCATTGGCTCTTCAACTGCTGCGCGCCCATTGTTTCATTCGGGTCGCTTTGCCCGCGGACAATGTCGCTGATGCCCGTGATCTGATACACGTCCTCGATCACGACGCGGCGAAGGGCAACCAACTCGCGAACGAGCGCCACCGCTTCTGCAATCGGCACCCAAACGATGCTGTCCTTGAATGAGCTGCCACCCAAGGCCGCGAAGCTGCTGATGGGGACAAGAAGCGCCCGATCGTCCTGCGACTTCATGGCGACTTCAATCGCCGTCGCAACATCACCCGTGCCAGCCGCATAGAAGCCACGAAGCTTCAGGCTTTCCGATACCGCCGCGATGCGCGCTGTGTATTCGTTGATTTCCTCGATCTGATCTTTGTATTGTTTGATCTCGGGGACCGGGACAAGCGATTTAGGCTCAAGCGTGGCAAGGGCCGGCTTGGGGCATGGCCAGAAGCCCACAAGGTCGAACATCGGGTCTTGCTCATCAAGGATTTGTTCAAAATCCTCGGCAACCCAATAGACCTTGCGAGAGGTCTTGCACCAAATCTCCCAAACTGGCGCGCAATCGTCTTTCTTTTCAATCGCGCTGTTTTCATCCTGCTTTTTCAGCGCGACTTTCTTAAACGCATCACCAAACCGCTGGACGCCCGATTCTCGATTCAGCCACGCGCGACGGGCAACCCATGTCACCTCACGCCATACCGGCTTCAGTTCGTGGGCGAAGTCCTTATGCCCAACAAAATCATATTCAATCGCGTTGCCATTGACCATGCGGACCCATGCGGTCCCCCGGCCATAGCGGAGATATTCGTCGCGCACCTGTCGCAAAAGGTCGTCAATATCAGCCTGCTCGAATGTCGTGACAAGCGTGCGCTCCAAAGCCTCGGAAGCCTCGCGCGCAATCGGGTTGCTGTCCTTGAAGCGAGGAGCAACCACCGGAGCCGGGGGCCGCGCATAGGTAGCAGGCCGCAAGACCTCGAGATTCGCCCAGAAGATCGCATATTCACGCTCTGTCGTGTCAGCGCGATCCTTGCGGGAATAGTGCTTATCGACGTTCTCGCAAGCCTTATACCACTTTTCAAAGCGGCTCTTGTAAGCGGTCAGTCGATCCAGCCATACAGACGCGCTTTTGGCCGCGCCCGGAGCAGCCTCCGTCGCGTTGCTGTATTCGGTCATATTTTGATCCTTACGACTCGCTTGGCAATAGCGCCAGCGCCTCGCGGCACACGGCAGGGATATCACTCTGCCCGAAAGCCGTGATTGACACGGCGTAAACATATCCATTCCGGGGCGAGCGGATCAAATGGACAACGCCGTCCGTGCTCCCCCGCACAATGCGCACGCCATCGGGGAGCATGCCCAAATGGGCGATGATGCTTTCGGTTGCGTTCATATCTTGATCCTTACGCCTCGCGGTGCTTCAGGCGGGCCTTGCAGAATAACCGAGCCCAAGGGCTGGGGCTTCTTGACGGGCTTTGGCGGGGCAACCATGTCGCGATACGCAATCGCCATATAGCGAGCGGCGTCGGCGCTGTGGCTTGTCCAATCGTGCCGGGGCGTGTTCTTGAACGCCTTGGTCTTTTCGTCAAAGTCCGTGCGGTATTGGCGAAGCGCCTCCAGCCCGTGCTTGGTAGCTTCAGCATCAAACCGAATACGCGGGAACATCACGCGAAGTGCGTTAATCCCGTCTTCAACCGTGTGAGCAGGCACAAGCTGAGGCTTTCGACCAAGGCTGATCAACGTCTCAACGCGAGTGCGCCCGGTTCCAAGCTCTCGCGCCTTTGCATCGTGCGGAACGAAGTCCAGCCCGTAGCGATAGCCAAGGGCGGACAGTTCGCCCACATAATGCGGCAGAGCCTTGCCGTGGTCCTCGATATGTCCAATGACGCGAAGCCCATCAGGAGCCGCCTGCCATAGCCAGATGGCCGTGCTGTCCCCGATGCCCAAGTCCCATGCCGTATGCACAGGCAAAAGGGGATCAAGCGGGAACATGCCAACGCGCCCTTCGCGCTCGGCGCGGGCGATGTCTGAGCCGTAGTAGGCTCCGAGAATCGCAGCATCGAAAGAACATTCGAACTCCTGGGCATATTGCTCAGGCGTCATGTCCTTGGCCGCGTCATCCAACTCGGTCTGCTTGACCAAGCCGCTTTCAGAAGCCTTCAACATCATGGCGAACCACGATGGATCGTCTTGCGCTAGTCCCCAAATGCGGAAAAACTCGTTTCGCCCTTTTGGCGTGCCGATAAAGACCGCCCATCCCTCGCGGTCCGCCAAGGCAGGGCGAATAACCTCCGTCCATGCAGCAGGCGGCATGTCGGCATACTCATCCAGAACAACGCCATCCAGATACACGCCGCGCATGCGGTCGTAATTGTCAGCGCCATAAAGCCGGATGCGCGCGCCGTTGGGCAAATCCACCCGAAGCTCCGCCTCGTTGAACTTCACGCCATCAATCGGCGCTGTGAAGCGCTTGAGATAGCCCCAGGCTACGTCCTTGGCCTGCACATAGAACGGCGCGACATAAGCAAAGCGCGGGTCTGGATTCTGGCAGCGGAGAGCCGCATCAATCAAGTCAGCGACACAAGACACTGTCTTGCCGGCGCGGCGATGGGCTACCAGACAAGCCCAACGCTCTTTTCGCATATGGAAGGAGACAAAAGGCTTTCGAGCCTCATAGCCTAAGCTAATCGCTGGCACGGGGAACGCCCGTTACAATCTGGATGGATACCGCGCCACCACCCTCGCCTGACATTTGAACAGCGCTCAAGTCTGGAATTGCCTTTTTGAGCAACACCTCGATTGACCGCACCTGAGCAGGGGTTAACTCAACTT